TGAAAGATAGGATTTGTTGTTGTATTTTGGTTGTTACATTTTCGTTTATATTTGCAGGTCATGTATAAGAAGCATCAACGCGACCTAGCGTATGTGCTTCTGCGACGTATCTAGACTTTTGTGGGCTGCACGATGGCGTCTTGATTAGTAAAGCTAAATAGCTAACCAATTGCTACAGCAGTGCATAACGTTTTCACGTCAGCATTTATTATGCAAGATCACATAGCAATGTAAGTGCTCAATTAAACCAATGAGCAGGGTGAACGTATAATAATAATTACTACTAATTTCCAGGGCCTATTGGACCGGTATTAACGGATTGACATAGTTGCGTGGTTTAGTAATTAGACTATTATCATTATACGGTTTGATATTTGATATTCATTTATTAACAATTTCCAGGGCCTATTAGACCGGTATTAACGGGTTGACATAGTTGCGTGGTTTGTTAATTAGACTAATGATATCAAATATCGATTTTAGAGTAGATACGGTGTTGCGCTTATTAGATTACTAGAAATTTCCAGGGCTTGGTAGACCGGTATTAACGGATTGACCCAATTACGTGGTTTTCTAATTAGACTATCTTAAGCGTCACAGTCCAGACCTAAATTTTCGCATTCCATATTTTTAATAGCAAGAAGAGTTGAATACCTTGTATCAGGTACAAATAACTCTCCTGGAATTAAATTGGTAATGCGAAGACCTAGATCTGTTATTTTACTACGATATTGTGAATCGATATGTTCTGGATGTAAAGCTAGTTCGCGTAAACACGCTTTAAGCGTGTCACGAGCCACTATTACAGCTGAACATTTACCGATTTTATACCAATTCGTAGAATCTAAAATAACTGTGAGGTCCAACGGTGCAGTATACTCTTGGATAAGTGTGTTATAATGAAAGGCACGTTTGAGAAAATTAACTTCTTTTAGTGTCCTAGATTTAACACATTCACCCGTTTTGGCTTCATCTGTCATGGTCATGTCTAAATAATCCCTCATAGCTTGTGTTATCGTTATCTGATTGAATTTCTCCAATACATCTGCTCGGATGTTCATTACGAAGTCGTCTCCATAAAAAACACTCGAGGTGTGTTCAAAAAACTCTTTAACATTTCGCTTGAGTGGATCATCTATTATATGATACCAACAATAAATTAACGCCATTAAGTTGACAATTGAATTCAAAGGTGCAGTGACCGGGCATCCAGAAGGTATACCGTTGCGAACATAATACATAAGTGAACCTCGTTCAAAATTCATAATATGTAAATGGTGCACACACTCATAATATAATCGACGAAGATACATAAGAAATTCTGATTTTCCTAATATATTATCACCAACGATATTACGCTTATGTGCTTCAACGTATTCCCAATGAATATCGTACCAATCTGCCATGATTTCAGTTGCCGCATAGACTAGTTGAGCAGGTAGTGAACCGTCAAAATTAGAATAATCTCCAGCTATAACATGTTGTCCCTTTGATGACAATTTTTGTGCTATCGCGCTCCATTCACATGAAAACGGGTTTACACCTACACAAATCGTATTTCTAATACGCATTCGTGATAGGTGAGCAACAAAAGGGGCACATACTTTCCGCAGAGCTATTGCATAATGCATAGGCGCTGCCGAAAATAAACGTGTTTTACCAGCGTTTGCTTTAGCCACAGGTATCTTCTGGTCTTTCAAAGTATCAGTCCAAACAACTTCAGGTCTAACTCCATTAAGTACAGATAATTCCAAATCTTCAACTTCTTGTCGTAATGCCATCGCGTGTGGTCCAGTAAGGTCGTATTCCATACTGTCTCCAAACCACAACGTTTTTCCTTTTTTCCCATTTCTTCTTGTAGAGAAAGGGAATCCAGGTGCTGTATTACGATCTAACGAGTTGATGAATGGGTCACCATCTATACCTAATATTGCTTGATCAAAAGTTAAAGGATACTTATAATATTCAGGTTCGTATTCGTGTGATTGATAATAAATAGGTTTTAAACCATCTCTAATATCATCCACTATTTTTTGATTGATAACTGGACGCGGCTTTCCATATTTTTTCCGTTGCAATACACGCGGATCCACTGTGACACCTCTAAATTTAAAGGGTCCAAGCGGTCCTGGTTTGTTTGGGGATTCTATAAGTTCACCATGAATCGGAGACCGTTTAATAGCGGTTTGCATAGTTGTGCCTATAGAAACTCCTGGCAAATATTTGTGTAATACAAATGCACCACTTTCCTCTAAAACATCCATTTCGACGGTTAATTCAGAAGATGGGTACGCGTATTGAGCTATGCTCGGCATTTTCTTCAATGACTCTTCTATCATTTGCTTGGTTATCGCGGAAGAATTGCCTTTACATAACCCTTCTACGCCGGATACATGTATTCCGACTATCTTTCCCTGTATACACGTGTTGGCAACACAAAGAGCTGCACCACAATCACCAGCGCGGGTCGGCGCAGTGTATGTGTAGAAATCTCTATTGCGTACCACTTCCATACATCCGGGGACAGACATAACATCCACTTCATCACGTTCTGACACACCTATAGCACTAATACAAACTCTAGACTTCTCTGTTTCAGAGTTAGCAAAATAGTACTTAGCAAGTATGCCAGGACATGACGGAACTAGGGGGTAATTTTGAATATCCACAAAGTGATTAACTATATTTTTGAAACTATTAACCGTGACTGGGAATGCTACAAGCATGGCATCTTTTCCTTGGATGCGCACGAATGTATCAAACACAGAAACGGGTATTTTTGAACCAATTAGTTGACGTGAATATAAATTCACGGTTGAATAATTTCGTTCTTCTATAGCAACTTTATAATGATAGGGCATTAGGGCAACTTGGCCGCACACAAAAATTATGTGTCCAATGTTGGCTTCTTTGCCGTCATTCTTGTTGGCTGTCATATATACTGTATTGGGATATACAACATGGTTAACTATAGTTTCAACGGACTTATCCATCTCTGGCATGGCTCGTTGTTCGTCGATCATAATATTATTAGTCACTTTGTCGATATGGGTGCTCTCTTTCGCGGAGCTCACGCTACGGGTATTGTCAGTAGTAGTGTCAGTTTGGTATTTAACGCGAGGCAACACTTTACGCAATCTCATGTTGGTATCGTCATCATGAGATTGGTAACGTATCGCTACTTTACGTATCGTTTGCGGTTTAACGTCACCTTCGTATTCCTGAGATTGAAGAGTATTCAGCAGTTGTTCGTAATCTGCTGTTCTTTCGAAATCTCTTACGTCTGCGGATAGTTTAACGCTAAGTCTACGTAAGTACGGGTTCAAAATTGGAGTAGGTTCCAAGGTGCCACAATGTTTTATTAGTGCTAGTAACTCAATCATATCAAATCCTTGTGATAGACGAGCACACACACAAACACATGGCATCTCGTAAACTTTGATAACATT